GTAATTTGGCCGAACTAACATCTGGTTCGGCTACTTGTGGATCCTTATTATAGCTTCTATCTACTGTTGCAAATATTGTTTTAGGAACGGCATAGTCTCTAAATGATCTTAATACATTATAGTCATGCCCTTCGCCTATTTCATCTACGTTTACTACTAGTGAATTATAAGACATTTTGTTAGTATCTCGTCAATTTGTTTACAATTTTCAGTACCTATTGCATCACTACAATAGGTTACTAAATCCATTAGTTGATAATTAAGTTCTAGTTGTTGTTTCGATTGATTAATCGCTTCAATGTACTTATAACGTCCAGGTATAGGAATACTATTAATAATATCCCAGGTAGTACCATACTCTTCAATAAGTTGTTGAGCACGTTTAGGTCCAACACCAGCTACACCAGGAACATTATCACCACTATCACCAATAAGGCACTTAACATGAATATATTGTTCGGGTTCGAATGTATAGTGATCTGACCAATTTTCCCAAGTAGTTTCTTTTCTAGTAACATAACTAAATCTAGATACCCCTGGTTTTATAAGTAAATCCCAGTCTTTATCGCTTGACATCAACCAAATTTGGTCAATAGGTAATTTGCGCTTTTTATTTACTATATATGCAGCAATATCATCTGCTTCAACACCTTGAAATCTTAATACAGGATACTTTTCACCAATTAATTCTATAGTTTTGGCAAAATCTTCAAAAAATAATTCAAACTCTAATTTTTCATTTTCAGTTTGTTGATCGTATTTATCTTTACGATTTTGTTTATAGTCAGGATAAATAGTTTTACGATAGCTGCTAGATCCTTGATCTGTGGCTATAATTATGTGCTGTGCTTTATAGCTTTTACCTAAACTTTCAACAGTGCGTAAATAATCTTCAGCAAAATCTCTGGCTTTACTATGCTTATATCGAAAAGCCAGATTAAGCGCATCTATTATCATTAGTGTTTTTTCAGTTTGTTCAAATTGTTTAAAAGTTTTCATATTATTTTAATGGTGTAATCTACTATTATAACACTATTGATAAAAAAAGTCAATTTACAAATTTAGTTTTGGTATCTGTTAACCAATCTTCTAGCAAGAACATATAAAACTCATAATCTTGTGAGTAAAACATTAGCCAACGTTTTTCCATCATATTATCACAAACAAAACTAGTAGCCCCAAATAATTTACTGCGATTATATTTGAATATTAATAAGGGCATTTTATCTACTTGAAATGCTTGACGTTGTGTTTGTTGCCACCACTCTACAATCTGTGGAGTTTTATGTGTTAGTAATCCACTGTTAATATGATCATCTGCGTAACCTTTTACTTCTACACAATAGTTGTTAACATGATTAGGTACATATAAGTCGCCTTTTAAACCATGTTTTGCGTCTAGTGCTCCACTACCCGGAACACGCTCCCAACCTAATCCAGTATATTTACGAAGCATATCACGTGCTAGCGTTTCTGTACGAGCGCCTTTTTGGCGACTATCTACCACTAGTAGCCTCACTAACATGTTTAGCTAAACGATCCCAGTCTATAGTACCATTAGCATCCATATAAATATATTGTGGTTGACTAATATCTAAGTTTTCTATTTTGTCTTGTTCGATTTCATATTGTTTACGCCGTTTGCTTAATATTTTTTCATAATGTTTAGCACGCATAATATTATCCTTCAATACGAGATATGTTAGCACGTTTAATAACATTTACTTTTTCCAATAGTGGATGACTAAATCCATGTGATACTAAAAATGTATTTAAATGCTCTTCGCCTAACAAAACTTCTACAAGTTTTTCTTTACCATCTATATCTAGTGCTTCTACAGTTTCATCTAAGATTAGTAGATTAATACGACTACTCGATAGTGTTTGCATTAGTTTGCGTATAGCTAGTAAAGTAGCTACATTTACTCTGGCTTTTTCACCACCACTTAACGCATTAATATCAATATCTTTACCATTATCAGTAATTACTACTAATAATTTATCACTACTATTTACTTTAAAGCTTATCTGAAATCTACCATCGCTTAGATCTACCAAATATTTATTAGTAATTGCCTCTAAATCTTTTACTAAACACTCGATCTTATAAGCCACCAACCCAGTTGTTGAAAATGTTTTAGTGAGTACATGTAGTATACTCATTCGTTCTGTCATTAAGTGTAGTTGAAAGCTATGTTCTTCCAATTCTTCACTCATTTCCTGCAACTGTTGTTTGATAGTTTCTATCTTACTGTTGTGTACTTGTATTTGAATATTTTTATCTTCTGCCAGCTTAATTCGTTGTTTAGTTTCTTGTATAGTTCTAGCCAGTTCATCATATTGATTTTGTAGTTCATTTTTATCTAATGTTTTATTTGGTAGAGTATTATCAATTAATAAATGTAGTCGTTCAAATTCTTGTTGTGCTTTTATAGCTTGTTTATATTGTTTATCTGATTCCTCTAATTTACTACATATGATTAGACTAGCTGCAGCTGCTACTCTAGCTATTTCAACCTCACTATCTTTAGCACTAATTAATTCTTGAGTTTTTGTACTGTCAATTGGATTATAGCAAGTAGGACAAACTCCACTTAAGTTTTTAAGTTTTTTAATAAATAATTCACCGTCTTTTACGGTTTTCATATTTTCTGTTTGTTCTTGCTGTAGTTGTTTAATATGCTTTTCATCAACAGGTGCTACTGGTGGAAAAGTTAGATTAATTGCATCAAGTTGTTGTTTGTAAGTATTATTTTGTACAATCTTACGATTGGTTTTATCTACATTAGCAATTTCTAAATTTAATTCTGCGGCAGTTTGTTCTATTTTAGGATCTAATACTTCTACTATGTAGAAATCTTTAGGAGTTAAATCAGTTTTTTCATATTTATCTAACCAACTACGTACCGTATTAACTTTAGCTTGTGTAACACTAATCTCTTTGCCAAGCTCTAGTGAAATATCCTTAAATATTTCACTTGCTTTGGTATATTTAGTAAGATTTAAAATTTCTATCAAAAACTTTTTACGAGCAGTATCAGCACTAGTTAAAAACTCTAAGCTCATAGCATTGCTTTGATAAACAATCTGTGCAAAGCTCTTATGATCTATACCTACAATATCTTCTACGATTTTGTAAGTTTGTGTTGCTGTGTGAGCACTAATATCTTGACTATTTTTTAATAATTTAACAGTTTGATTAGCGCCGCGGGTAGTTTTGATTGTATAATCATTGCCATCACGTTCTAGATCAAGTTCAATTGTATAAGTTTTATCTTTGACATATCTGTTAAGTATATCGGCCTTTTTAATGCCCTTACTATTTTTATTAAATAAGACTTCTTCTAAGATAAGTGCAATACTACTCTTACCATGTCCGTTTTTACCTACTAGTTGCGTTAGTGGAGCTTTGACAAAATTAATTGTATTATTACTACCATAGCTAAAACAGTTACTCCAACGTAATTCTTTTATTGTTATCATTGCTCCAAAACTTTCGCTTATTTAAAAAACCTAATTGTTCTATTAATAATATTATATCAACTGCATTATCAAATTCTAGTTGCCAACTATTTTGTGAGCCATGCTTACGCTCTGCTAAAATTCTAGCAACATAATAAAAATTAGGATGATAGTTTATACTAATCATGTTCTATTTTATCCAATTGATTTTGTACTTCTAATACAGCTTTATCAATAGTAGATTGTGGAAGTTGTAATATATATTGTAAGTACTCTTTAACTTCTTCTACCAGTGTCATGTCATTGTCTAGCATGAGTTGTACATCGCTGTTACGCTTGATAACCTTTTTATCAATAAGATCGCTATCTTCTAGATCACCCAGTTCTTGTAAGTCACCCTCAACTTGATAAATTGTGTGATGATATGGGGTTGGCGGTTTAGGATCTCCAGCACCAACTGTTTTTCTAATTAACTGTGGTAATTCTAATTTAAGCCAGGTATGTTCTAATGTTTCTATATCTAAAAGTATGAGACCAGTTTGGACAACATCTCTATGAAAACTAGTGGTAACAGGACTACCAGGATACAAGATATTACGCTGACAATTTTCATAACTGTGCAAATCTCCTGCTAATACAATATCCCAGTTATTAAATATATCTAAATTAACTTCTGGTGTAACATGTGGTGGTATCTCGCCACGAACATGTGTACATAAAATTCTACCACCTTCTGGCCAAGGATTACTATGCTCAAAGTCTTTTAATTTATTATAAGGAACGAATTCTATACCATAATCACTATAGTAATCATCTACAACTATAACATTGCGCTTACTACTTAGTAAATTAGTAGCCTTAGCAAGATTTGTCATAAATGTAGTAGATTTTTTAACTGCTTCATGATTACCACTATAAATTATAGTTGGTATTTTGCAACTACTAACTAGATCAAAATATACTTCTAGTTCATCCATGCTAGGTAGCTTGTCAAATATATCTCCTCCTATAACAAATATATCTGCTTGCTGTTGCAGTTGTTCAAATTGTTGCCATAAAAGATTATAGCGATTTCTAGCCCAATCAACAGGAACATTTTTTTGACCTAATTTTATATGTATATCTGCCGTAAAAAGTATTTTCATTATTTTTCCTGTGATAAAAAAGCCCAGTAACTTTCATTACTGGGCCTTTTATTAACCTAATTCCTTAACGGCTTCTTGCTCACTCTCATTGCCTTCATCTTCATCGCCTTGTTGAGCGATCTTTTCTAGCAATGCTTTGACTTCATCTGCTGTAGGTCTAGGAAATTTTTCATCAATGTTTTGTGCGTTATCTGCTAATGCTCGTTCATCTGCACTTAGTGCTCGTGGTTTGCAACGTAGAACTTGTAGTGTATACTCAACATTAAATGGAAGAGGGCCAGTTTTTTGACGCTTAAATACAACATCCCAACCTGTATCATAGTCAGTGGGATCTCCTAAATCTTCGGCAGCTGTAACAATCTGCTCAAATAGTTTCTTTTTAAGATTTAGTGCTTTAACTTTACCGTCTTTAGGATCAATACAATTAATTGAATAACTCCAACTGCAACGCAAATCAGGATAGTAGTCTGGTACATAATCTTTTTCAAGATTATCAAATTTTTCTTTTTCGCGACTAAAAGCCAAACATTCTACTGGAATGTCTTTGTTGTTAGTGCCTTTTAACCAGTAAATATATCTAGGAAGTACACCACCAATCAATCTAACTGTATTTTCACCATCTTTATATTCATAGCTTTCTACTTTATTTGATGCTGCTTTACCTTTTGTTTGTTTAAAACTAAGTGCCATTTTATTCCTCGTATTTGAAGTATATTTTGTTGTTTTTTGTTATTAATAGCGGATTGTATTTTATTGCTTGTAAATTTAGGTCTGGAAAATAACTTAAGTCTAAATATGTGTAGCCTAAATCTTTATATTGTTGATAACTTCTACGTGCCGCTAACTGTATATACTGTGCTTTAAATAGTATATCTGTATTACGATCAAAAAATAGTTGTGCTGGTTCTATTAAAAAACAGCTGCCACCCTTTAAGTCATATTTAAATCCTTTGTAGTAATCTTCTAAAATTTCTACAATTTTTACTTGATCACCATTAGCTAGCTTTTCAAGCTTGGCTAGGTTAAACATAAAGACTTTTCTTTGATTCATAATATATTATATCATAGTAGACTAACCACAGCAAGTTAAAATTTCTATACCGATAAGATTTTCCAACCTTTACGCACGTATAGTCCAAGCCTATCATTATTTTGTTTCTTATCAGCCCAGCCACTAAATTGAATGTCTACTACTATGGGTTGCGGTTTATCTGGATATGGTCGCATAATTCGTCCTACAATTTGTTCTAGTAAACTATCGTTGCTCATAGGTACTGCTAGGATAACGCAACTAAGTGCGTTGATTGATATTCCTTCGGCAAAGATTTGGCGGCTACCAGCAATGCACATTTTTTCTCTGTTAAGGATTTGTTCTTTGGCATATTGCCTTTCTTCATAGCTGGTGTCGCCAGTAACCAACAAACACGTTTCTCCAACATATTCCTTTACAGCCTCCAAAAATTCTACGCGATCTGCTACTACTAGTACACTATGACCTGCTTGGATGTGATAGTTAGCAGTAGCACTGATAAACTTTCTATAATATTCGTTTTGTGTTAGGTCATTAATTTTTTCCACCCAAGTTACATTGGGTTTTAGTATAAGATTACTTTTTACTAAGTGTACTACTGGATTAATAGTGTTAGCTTGTTTTGGACGGAATATAGTATCACCAAAATAATCATTAAAAAATATGTGTTTACCATCTTTGCGCTCCATAGTTCCGCTAAGTGCCAATCTATAACGAGCATAAAAACTATCTATAGTTTGGCTAAAAGTTGTAGCAGGACAATGATGTGCTTCATCTAAGATAACTGTGCCAAATTCTTTATTAATCCTGTCTAAATATTTAACTATACTTTGCACATTGCCCACAACTACAAAGTGATCTTCTACATCGTAGAAACCGCTGCCTATAATACCAGGCTCATGACCAAATAGTCTTCTAACTTCATCGCACCATTGATCACGTAGTGCAGTAGTATGTGTTACTATTAGTGTTTTTTGTCCCCACTTGCGTGCAATATGTAGTGCTGTAAATGTTTTGCCCCAACCTACTAAGGCATTAATAAAGCAAGTATCATTAGCACTATTATAAATTTCTAGCTGATCCTCTCGCAAACTATATTTAGGTGTAGGAAAAGGTACAGGATTTAACACGCGCTTATCTACTACTTCATATCCATCAGGTATTAAATCTGTTCTACCTTGTGGCACACTAAGTATGCCTTTTGGCAACAATCTATAATTTTTAATGGTTTCTACTACACTAAACTTTTTACTGCCTGTATTCTTTTTAAACTTGTAAGTTAAACTATTCATGATAAACTTGGCGTTTAGCCTACCAGGATCGTCCATATAAATCCTGTTAGTTATAATAGCTTTCACACTAGTCTCCATGTAGTTTCAATTGGTTCACTATAGTAGCCGTAGAGTAAGTTGCATCGGTTATAGTGTAGTATACCAGCATACAATTCATACTCTTTAGGAACTTGTAGGCTTTTAAATCTTTCAGACAGACCCTCAACCTCTAAAACACACCCTATCCCACTGGCAGGCAAAACTTGGGTAATCCTGTGCGTGACTAGTTTGGCGCGTACAAGTTTTTTGTGCTGAAATACCTGTCCTATACTATCAATAAACCAAGTCGTACTTTTTGCTAGCTTAATAACATCTTGTAAAAAATATATTGCTGACCCAATTGGGTGTAGTTTTACCTTTTGCTGTTTTAACATTAGTCTACGTAAGCCAAGAGTAGGCTTGTCTACACCACGATCATCTACGATTCTGTACCGATTAAACGGTTTAGGGTCGTCTTTATCCACATATTCACTACTATAGAAGGTTAGTTTACCATGAGTGTATGGTTCTTTTTCACCCAATCTAAATACGGGCCAAACTAAGCTCACCAGCCCTATAGGTTTCCTCAAAACTGCCGAAACTGTAGTCATTGCCTATGTCCTGATCAACGCCAATAGGAAATCCACTAATATTACAGCCCCAGTCATATTGTGTACATTGACGTAGTATGTTACAGTATTCATCTACGTCGCTGTCCTTAACAAGTGCCACGATTGAGTCATGGACAAGCATGAAGATTCTTGCGTCAAGTTTACGCTCTCTAATTGTTCTAGCAGTTTCAATAGCTCCGAGTAAGTTAACGTCGCTTGCAAGCGATTGGATTTCCGAATTAATTCCACTACGTACTTCGTGGGCTGCGATTCCTTTATCACTGCTGAATACGTTAGGTAGGCGTCTTTTTCTGCCAAAAAAGCTGTAAGTATATCCATTCTGTTCAATAAATTGTTTTCTAGTGTCAAGCCACTGCTTTAGTTTTTTAAATGTTGTAAAATACTGTTTAATATCATCACGAGCACGTTCTACTGGATAATGCTGACCTGTTGCTTTAGTAACTGTTACACTAACCTTATCTGCTCCACTACCATATAAGATACCAAAGCTAATAGCCTTAGCACTTTGACGCATGTCTGGGTATAATTTTTTTACTTGTTCAACCTCACATGGCAAATCAAATACCATTTTAGCTATACTACTGTGAAAGTCTCCACCATCAGTAAATACTTTTTGTAGATTTTTATCGCCACTTAATACAGCAGCATAATACATTTCAGCAGTTCTTAAGTCTTGCGAAACAATCTTGTAACCTTGCGGAGCCTTAATACACCCTTTGATAATCGGATCATCGCGTGGGAGCTGCTGCGCGTTAAACTTACCACTACTAGATAGACGACCACTAGTGGTAAAGATAAGATTAAAATTAGTACGTATCCTATCATCACGATCCAGCTCTGGAAGAATTTTATGTATATAGGTATTCTGGATTTTTGATAGCTTTCTGACCTGTAGTATCGCTTTAGGAAGTTCATGTTCTTCACTTAATTGTTCTAGGACTTCTGCATCTGTTGATATAGCACCTGTAGCGGTCTTTTTACCAGTTGGTGTCAGCCCTAAGTAGTCAAATAGTATTGTACGTAATTGCATTACGCTGTTAGGATTAAAAATCTTGCCTTCATTCTTTTCAAATAGTTTTACCTCGTCAAATGTGTAAATGTGCTCCTTAGCCTCTTGAATCTTTTCACTAAGATACACATCAGCTAATTGCATACGCTCACGACTAATAGGAATACCTACTTCTTCCATATCCATTAGGAATAGTGTGCCTGGAATTAATATTTTGGTATATACTCTGTGCAATTTATCATTATTCTGCACAATAGGCCAAAACTTGTTAAATAGTTCTAGGGTGACTGCTGTGTCTATTGAAGCATATTCACTGATAATGTCAAACGGTATTAAGTCGTAGGTAAAGTTCTCGTTGAGCACACCATGTTGACGGCAGTACTCCTTCTTAAATTCATCCAGTTTAGCGTCATAGTCTCCATAGTCAGTATACTTTAGTGCTAATTCTTTTAGGCCATGACTATCTGTTTCATCTAAAACATAGTGCATAACCATGGTATCGTGTACACGACTACGATTAAACTCTAGGTCTAAGTGATACTTCAACATTTTGTAGTCAAATTTCATATTATGAAATACTACAGTAAATTCACTACAAATTTTTTGTAATAATAGTGCGTTAGTTTCGCCTAGGCAATCACAGCTAATATAGCGTCCATGATTAGGTTTATAGCTAATACTAACACCAAGCACATAACCATCTCTGGGATATAAGCCTGTAGTTTCCGTATCAATTGCAACTACTCCTTGAGCGTTTTCTAAGACTTCTTGTAGAAATTGATATGCTTCATCTTCAGTGTCAATACCACGAAAATCACCTACTTTAGTTGCTTTAACTTCTCCAGAAACATACTTATGAACTTTATCTAAAGCACGTTCAAAATCTGGTTTTCCTTCTGGCTTAAAGGCAAGCATAGCTGGATTACTAATAGGTATGAATTTATCATTTATAAGTTGGCCAGCATAATTTGTAACACTAGTAATTTTAGCATATTCTTTAGCTGCTTCAGCACCTACCAAGATCACTAAATCATAGAGATCAGTATCAATGTTTAAATCTACATCTTTTTTAAGTAATTTAGTAATTGGTTTTGAACTCATATGAAATAGCTCAAAATCAAAGGTAAAATATTGCTCATATTTGGTACGACTAGGTGCTTTATCAATTACAGCTATTTTCATTTTGTTGTATACTCTCTTATACTATCGACATCTTCTTTAGATAATTCGCCTGGATCAACACCATCTGGTAGTTTAATTATTTCTACAATAAACTCATCTTGTTCTAGCGTTGGTTTGAGTTGTTTTGCTGCTTTTTCTCCCGCATCATCGCCATCAAATAAAATGAATATATGTGTAACGCCCTGCGCTTTAAATGGTAATAGTTTTTGTTTTGTTGAATTTTGTAGCGTATTTGTTCCAAAACAGCATACTGCATTTCTTAATCCTTTATCATAAAGGTTTAACATATCAAATATGCCTTCTACTAAAATAATGCTTTTTTGTACCTGTTCTAGATAACTAGGATATACAGGTAATTCTACTCCGCTAGGATAGTTTAAATATTTTGGATTACCATTACTTAATGTATGTCTGCCTACAAATACTTGTATTTTATTAGTAATATCACTAATTGGAAATATTATTCTATCTTGTAATTTTTCTACTTGATTAGTGTAAAAAGCTCCAAAATGCTTTAAAGTTTGATTACTAATTCCTCTAAAAGGTTTTGTCCAGGGGGTATATCCTTGTGGCAGATTTTGTTCTGTATTAGTTTTAAGTTGTTGTAGTTTCTTTTTTAAACCAAGTATTCTAATAGGTATGGGATTAGTAAAAATACCAAAATATTTAAATATATTAGTTTTAAATCCACAACTAAAACAATGTGCTATGCCACTAATACGATCAATTCTAAAACTAGGATTAGTATCTTCATGTTCGGGATTTAAGCATTTAGTTACGTAGTCTCTACCACTAACTGTAAAAGCTATACCGTTATTTTTTAATAGATCTAGTACTGGATCGCTCATTTTATGTATGCCAAGGTAAATCTGCTGCAGTATCGTCTTGTTTTAAATCTTGTTGTTTTTTGCTTACACGTTTAACTGTTTCTTTTTGTTCTGGTCTATCAATACTTTGCGGACTAATTCGTAATGTTTCCCAATCAATAGGACAAGTAAATTTCATTTCTTTACCACCACGAATTTTAGTAGTTTCAAAACTAATTGCATTTGTACTTTTATCGTGGGCTTCCATTACTAGTGCAATATCTGCTGCATCAAGAATACCTTTAGCAAATCTTGCCTCACCACTAGCATCAATTTGATAGGGACTTACTAATACTATTTCATATTTTCTAGCTAAATTTTTTAGTTTCTTTGATACTTCAATTTGTGGCTTCCAATCATACATATCGCTGCCTTCAATTACAATCTGATTTAAGTAGTCTACAACTACTACTTGTAATTTTTCGCCAAATTTAGCTTTTGCTTTGCCTATGTGTAGATCAATGCTATTGATTGTTAAATCTCTGTCATCAACTATAATCATTTGATTATCAGATTTTAGTTGATGGTTTCTTACTAGTGTTTCTTCAAATTTATACCTATCACGATGCCGCATAAATTCTAGTACTGTTTGATCTGATTCTTCAAACATATTCGCTCTAGCTTTTACTACTTTTAATACTTCTTCGTCAGTTAATTTATTTTGTTTTAGTCGCTGTAAATCAACACTGGCTAAAATACTTAGATTGCGTTCCATAACCTCATAAGCCGTCATTTCTATTGAAAAGTATAGAGATGAAAAACCATTTTCATACTGATTAATAAAAATATTGCTACTAGTAATAGATTTGCCACTACCTCGTTTACCGCCGATGAGTACAAGTTCTTGTCTAGCAACGCCACCAAGAACAGCATCAAAAGTGTTATTAAGTCCAAGATAAACACGTTCTTTTTCCAATTCATTAGGATGCCTAAACATCATTATATCTGCCATAGTAAAGACTTTTTCCGATGTGTGTGTCTTTTCTTCTATGGTCATAGCTATTGTAGCTAAATTTTCTTTTATTTCATTACTGTCATATAGTGGTAACTTATCTACAAATTTATCTAGTAATTTTACTGTTTCGTTTTGTGTATATTGATCTATTAATGCATCTAGTGCTACTTCAGCACTAACATCAGGAACTTCCGTTAGCCGGAGAGTTGCTAACGTTTTAGACGCTGGACCCTCCCTTAACGTAAGTGTTAAATCGTCGAACGAAGGTACACTATTATACTTTTCGTAATGTTTTGTGATTACACTATAAAGAGAGCTGTACGCAGGGTCTAAAAATACTAGTTTGAGCCTTGCCCATAACTCTAGGTTTTGCTCTGCTAGTAGTTTATGTAAGACTACTGCACTTGTATCCAAGTTTAACCTACTTTCGATTCATTATCTATAATTACTTGATCTATAATTTCTGTTACCTTATATAGTACTTCTTCTCTTAATTTTTTAATATCTTGCTGATAGCCAGCATCTCGTTCAAATAACAAACTAAGTTGTTCGTGAGTTATTAGTTGCTGTAACCCAAAGTAAATATGGTCATAGGCCATGGTTGACTCGGGCATTACTTCTACAGCAGCAAATTTTCCATAATTATGTACCGCTTGTTTTACCACTTCTTCTATAGTAAAACTTTCATTATCATGATAAGTAATTGTTACCTTCATCTGTTAGCCCAAAAGTATAAAGGCTGGGAGCTTTTCAAAACTCCCAGCCTGAATTAACAATCTGCTAATTAGGCAGCTTTTTTACCATCTGCCTTGTCGCGCTTTGCTGCACCATCATAGTCAGCAACTTTAATTCCACGACGAGTTAACAGAGTCTTAAGACCACGCTCAGTTTTATCAACTGCAGCTGCGATTTCAGCAACTGTCATTGCATGAATCTTATTACCAAGAGCTACAACAGGATCAACTTGCTCTTTCGCATAGCTGTTCTTTTGTGCAGGAATCTTAGCAATTTGACCCTTGCGAGTAAGGCTAAGAGCTTTACCACGAACGCTTGCAACTGATTTGTTAAGTGCAGTAGCAATATCTTCAATAAATGCGCCACGTTCAGCCATTTGAATAAATTTGGCTTCTTCACTATCGGTATAAGTACGAGCAATTTCTACTTTTTCTGCTGGCTTAACACTACCAGTTAATTCTAGTGCTAATAACTTGCCTTGGATTTGTTTTGCAGTAAACTTACCATCCATAAATTGTTCAGCAATTTGCTTATAAGTAAGTTCGCCACTATTGCTAATAACGAACTCTGCAAGTTCTGCACCTTCATCTTCGGTAAATGCACTAGTTTTTTCTTTGGCCATGCTAGCTACTTCAACTTCTAGTTGACGCAATTTGCTAGCTACGCTACGTGGAGTAAATCCTTCACCAAGCGATTCAGCTGCTGTTTCAACAGTGTTAGCACTAACAGGACGTTGCGATCCAACAAGTTTCATAAGCTGGTTAACAGTAGTTTCGGACCATTTTTTTGTTTTTTCAGTCATTGTTTATTTCTCTTAAAAAGTTATCTAAGTTTGTGATGATTTTAATGCCGAGTTCTTCGGCTTTTTTACGTTTTGTACTACTTTTACCTTCTTCATCTACCAAATAGTCCGTAGTTTTTGTTACAGATTCTACTACATGAAATCCATATTCTGTTAGTTGCTTATAGGCTTCGGCTTTTGTTTTATAAGAAGATAGTTTACCAGTAATACACACTGATTTTGCTTCATTATGTACTTCAGGTTTTTCACTACGAAATGAAAATGGTAAAAATTCTTTCATTTCAATGAAATCAGTTTCTAGCCAGGCTAGTAGATTTTGTGTTACTTTGTCTCCTAGTCCAGCTTGTTTGCAAGTTTCTAAGTTGATTTCGCTGATATGGTTAACTACACCGCAAATTTTTTGACTAGCCGTATTACCTACTAGAGGAATACTCATACTGGCTAATACTTGATTTAGTGGGGCACTGCGGCTGCGATCTAATTCGCCAATTAACTTTTCAGCAATTTTTTTACTGGCTAATTGATTTGCTATTTGATCTAAGTCTAAATAATACAATTCTGTAATATCTGCTAATTCAAGTTTTTCAATAGTTTTTGTTCCCATACCTTTGATGCCCATTGTTTTGCAAAAGTGTTCTACACGCTTAAGTAACTGAGCATTACAAGCCTGGTTGCGACAAAACAACTGGTCATTGACCAATTCTAGTTTGTAGCTGCAACAAGGACAGTGTGTTGGTATTTCAATCTTCATATTCATTTATCAACTTAAGATATTATTATACAGTATTGACTATTTGTTTACAAGCTAAAATTTAGTTTACCCCTAAGCTGTAAAATTATGCATCAACTTTGTGTAGTATGCAAGGTATAATTTCTCCAGCACGAGCAACTGCTACAGTATCTCCAATTTGTAAGTTTAGGGCTTCTATAAATCCAGGATTATTAAGTGTTGCACGACTAACCAATGCGTCACCAATATATACTGGTTCAAGTATGGCTGTTGGAGTTACTTTGCCAGTTTTACCAACATTCCATTCAACACCTAATAGTTTGGTTTCTACATGCTTAGCACGTTCTTTACGAGCATAGGCACCGCGTGGATGCTTGCTAGTATATCCCATTTCCTGAAATTTAAGATTATCATTCAATCTAATTACAATGCCATCACTAGGATATATTTTATCTAGATCTGGTTCTAGAACTGTATTAAAACCTAAGAATTTAAGATACTTCATTTCATCTGTCCACAATTGGTAGTGGCTAGGAGTAATTTGATATGCAAAAAATTCAATTGCACGAGTACGAAATTCTGCTACATCTTTAAGATTTAGACTACCTGCTGCATAGTTTCTAGAATTTTCTATATGTAGTGGGGCTACTATTTCTCCAGTAATTTGTATAGTTAAATTGTTGTTTAGCTGTAGTGGAACTAAGCCGCCATGTTCATAAATTTTATCTGTAATAACTTGACCTTCAATACCGTCACCACGAGTAAGTGCTTGTATAAGTATACCATTATCATATACCAAACTAATAGCTGCACCATCAAGTTTGATACTAGTAGTAATATCTAGCCCTGCTAATGGGTCAGGCTTGCCGTCATCTTCATAAAATTTTTGAAGACTATACATTTGGTACAAGTGTTTTGCTTTTTTACCATGTACAGTAGCGCCGACCTTATTATATCCAGAACCTTCTGCTAATATATCAAATATGTAATCACTAATAATGGGCTTACCGGTATAGTAGGCTTCACTTGCTTTGTCTAATAATGTGTGTAATTTGTTCATATATAATATTATAGCAGTTTATAGTATATCTTTCAAGTTATTTTTTTACTATCTTATCATGAAAAAACTTAATTACTTCTTCACCTTCAGCTTTAGCACAAATATCTAATAAACCATAGATTAATTGATGTATATTTTCTATACTAGCTGGAATACTAACTCCTTCACGACTGGGTATCCAGTTACCTTCATAGCTAAGAAAATATTTTCGTAGTTGTATATAAGTAACTTCTCTGAAATCATTTACTACTAATTTGACTTGAAAACCTTTTTCAAGATTTTCTTCTATTAGTCGTTCATATAAAATATTACTATCCATATTAGTTCTTATAGATAATATTTAAATTATTACCTATAGTAGTTAAGTACGTTTGATCTAGCACTTTAAAATAATCCCGCACTAATATTTTATGCAATTCTCTAGACTCGCTGCATTTGCCCCACCACCAAGCACTAATAGCTTTTTGGAATATTAATCCATGTTTTCCTGGATACTCTGTCAAATCTATATTATCAGAATATTTATTACCACTAGTAAGCATAAGTCCTAAATTAGCATAAGTATAGCTAGGAATCCATTCTTGACTCCATTCGTGATTTCTGCTCATAAAATAGTAGGCTTCTGGTCTTAGCGGAGCTATATTTATAGCATGGCTAAATAGTGTTCTAACAGTATGCCGCCTATTTCCCGGTACTTCTAAACATCTTCCAGCCTTTATTAAACTGTAGTATTGTAGATCAATGTCATCAGTTCTTTCACTAGCTCTAAGATAGAAACTTAGAGCTCCAGCAAATTGTCCGCTAGTATAATAGTGATCTGCAAGTAGTCTATTATTTACTGCATTTTCTGTATCATTGGCATAGATTTTTACTAAATCTTTTAATTCATGCATATTTGCTCCATAAGTGTTTCTGGCACCCTTAGAACAAATGAACAATTATCCTGAAAGCCAAAAGTTAGAAAGAAATCATCTTTATACTTAGTCATACCTGTACAAAACTCAATATCTCCACCTAAAAAGCTAAACTCATTAGTCCACTTGTGCACAGACCAATCATTGCGCCAGAAAATAAAACAGTGTCTGTATATGGCATTTTTTGCACCAATTTCTGATCTAAAGAGATTAACTGTATGTACACAAGCAAAACTATAATCTTTATTTAACCTAATTACTTGTGAACCACCACGAAAATCTTTATAAAAGTATTTGTACTGACCTAAAAATATAGTTTTTGTTTTATTATGTTCTAAATCTACTTTGATTATTTCACTTGGGTTGCACCACTTCATATAGTGAAATGGCATCTCTTGTATAGGCATCCAATTCTTTTCGCAATAACTACCATCATCACCAGTACTTGCAATTCTAAATCTACTGAATTCAGTAGCACTAGTATCAGTTAGTTCTATTCCAGATAATTCCATACGACCTTGACCATGTGGAGTTGTATCTCGTCTAACTCCTGTGCCATATAGTGTACCATTCCAGCGAACTAGTCTAACATCTTCTAGACCTACAAATTCCCAAATGGGTTTTACATCTAATTTACTAGTATCTACTCGCAATACCTTTACGGTTTCTAGTGTGGTCTTGTCTAATTCTGATAAATAATTTGTAGTTGTAAGGGTCATATCATTTTCTGGATTTAGATATGACAAGGGACCCCACTGTGAATCAAATTTACATTTTTCTGCGTGATACAGGGTATACTGACAATGACGAATATTTACTAATAATTTATCTGTTGGTTCGTCATAGTACACACTTGGATTAAAAATGCCTGTACCATTGGTATACTTAAAATCCAGAAATAGTGGATAGATTTGCCCACCATTGTCTAGTACATGTTTTACAAAATTGTTCATTACCTACCACAAATTAACATAATATCAGTTGCAGAATACTTATTCTGCATGCCTAGCTCAATACAACTTTGCTTACTAGCGTGACTAGCTGCCATTGGGGCCCCTATTAACATTACAAATGCTACTACAAATATAAGTACGCCAATTGCGCCCTCTTTAAACGTACTGCTCATACTGCTACTCCAATTTTTCTTAAATGTTCTAAGCTGGCCAGTTCATAAGCCGGTTGCCAGCACCATTGTAACCAACGTTCGCTGAGTAGCCATAAAGAGTATATATACCCATGTTTAGGGTCAAGCTTTTCAAGCTTAATTTTAGCCATGCTATCGTAGCGGGCACTATACACAACCTCTCCAGGCTGAAATCTATCACGAGTCGCACCATCTGGTATTAGTTGCGGTGTAAAATAGTTATGGCCTGGCTGACGAATAGGCACACTATTATCTTCTAAAACTTGTTTGATAAGATGTGAGCCGCGATAAGTCATTTTACTAATGGATTCAATGGTAGCACCACCTAAGTATTCTTGAATAATACTAGCACGCTCACCATCAGTAATAGGCTTACCACGAAGTTTAGCCTTTTGTTCTGCAATACGTTGTTGCTTTTGCTTAAACTCCTCGATAACACTAGCAAGTCTAGTGGTATTGTACGTCATACCAAGTATTTGACAAGCATCTTTTTTAGTAATAGGTTTGCCGTCTTGTGGTTCTAGTAATCGAATGACTTTGGCAATGTTAGCATCAGTCATCTTTTCTAGCTCAAGATCAGTTTTACGTCGCTTTGCCACTCGTTTCTCCAGAAATAAAAGGCGGCACTAGGCCGCCACAATTATGCTGCTTTTAAGACTTGGGTAAAGTAGACAGCTGCTTTACCTGTGAGTTTGCCCAAGATGTCATCATCAATAGGCCCACCTTTTGACTCAATCGCTGCTTTGAGTTCAGCAATACTAGCTTCTTTTGAGACGCGCTTACTACCACCTTCTGACGCAGTTTTAGTTGTCTTAGCTGAACCGGCACTGGGGTCTTTTTTAACATAGACTCCAGCCTGTACGAGTACCATGCGTACCCCATTAGGTGACATTTCAATTTCCTCTGCGATGTCTTTGCAGATTTCAGTTGAATTTTCAGGTGTTGGACCTGCCTGTTCATACATTTCAATAACTTTAGCTTTGAGTTCATCTGTCCAGCTCGATTGGGTTGCCATAATTTTCCTTAATGAATATTTGGATTAGTTGTTGGATTAAGTGTTTTTAGTAAATCTTGTTCTAGTAGTTTGTTATACATAGCTTCATTACTTGCTGCTATAATGTATAATAATTCAGATGGTATCAAACTGTCTGGCAACTCTGTTAACTGTTTTTCGTTTTCTATGCATATTTGTTCTAATTTAAGTCTGAGTTGCATACAGTTTTTTACTGTTTCATGAAGTTCTATACTGTCCCATATTCGGAACTTTTTAGACATATTCTACTTGAACATCTGTCATAGATTCTGGTTTAAATCTACGATAGTTGTGTTTAAGATCAAAATCAACAAGAAGTTGCATAGTTTCTTCATGTTGACGACGTCGCAGTTCGCCCATAGTTTGGGTAAATTGAGCAAAATTTTGCTCATCAAGCTCGCTAACATCCCAACCTTCTACAAACTTATTAGGACTTACTAGCTCAATAACTGCGCGTTTACTAACCGAACCATCTTGTTTAGTGTAAGTAAATTCAAGTAGTTTCACTGTGTGTTTTCCTTATCAATTGATATAATATTATACAAGATTAAGCATAATAAATCAATAAAAAAATTTTTAATCTTGTTTTAAGATTTCCTCTCGCAATGCTTCACGAAATAGTTTTGCATGACGCTCACTAAAAAGTGCTATAAATATAGTTGGAGCTATAAATGTGGAAATAACAATGTATACTACTGAACTAAGTATTGGACTATTTGTAAAAGTATTTACTATTGCTTTTTTCTTTGCTTCTGCAATTATTGGTACATAATAAAATAGCCATGCACATATACTAGTTGTTAAAGCAAATACTAAGTATATGATTATCCAATCCATGCAGATCTGCCTTTACCGTCATGCGCTCTAGCACTAATACTGAAACTAACCTTGCTAGTTTGATTGACTTTTGTTAGACCTGTTGATTTATTATAACTATTTAATGCATCTTGCTGAATTTTATGATTAGCATTAAACATATCTAAGTTTACTTTTCCGGCAAATTCTTTGAATAGTTGTGCAATACGAATATTACCAGGAGTCCAAAAAGGTGCTTTGGGAGTTTTACGTCGATATTTAATATTGCCAAGTGCTTTTTCTGCACATTTATCACTAGGATGCTTTTTTAGATGTCGATTTAATTTCTTTTTACGATTAGTTTCCCAAATCTTATTCGACTGATACCTTGACCAATAATTTTGATCACTTTTACTACTAGTTTTACCTTTTGCCATCTATACCTCAATATAATTAATCAATGCACCCCACTCATCCCATACCCAGTCTTGTAATTGTTCTGGGCTAGACCAAGTAAGTGCTTCTACATCAGGATTGTCTAGAAAATATAACATGGCATCTAGTTCGTCACTGCCATATACAACTTCTAGTTCAATACCATTATCAGCACTATCATCCTGATAAGCAATAACAAATTTTTTATCCTGTGTTTTCATAGCCTTTCCTGTATCAAAGAATATATATTATAGCAATTTATTAACAAGTTGTCAACATAATTTTTTTAGAATAAAAAACCCAGCTTAAGCTGCTGGGTTTTGGTGCCCCCTCACGGAGTCGAACCGCGCACCAACGGATTATGAGTCCGCTGCTCTAACCAAGCATGAGCTAAGGGGGCCATTTAATCTTTCTTACCCAAAATGTAACTATTTGTTTTACACCACTAGTGATTACATCTCCACTATGTTTAGTTAAATATTTTATATTAGGGTCATATTCGTAATCATACTGAAAATATAATAATTTTCCAGCTTTAGCTGATACTGATTTATTTAATATAGGAAATGTAGTATTTCCACCAATAAAATCATCAGTTAAATAAAGTATGGCTGTTATTACTCTATTATTATCTTCTAATTCTTTTTCAAGAAAGAAGTCCCAATGATCTTTATAAAATTGATTGGGCTCATACTTAGTTAATTGAGGATCTTCAAATCTTGTTGTATTAATATTAAACGAGTCAGATAGTTTGTATTTTAATACTCTTAATTCAATTGGTATATTTGTATTTTTTAAATCAATAAATACAGTAGAACTGGTTCTAATATCAGTAAAATGTGTAGATTTATTAGCAGAATCCCAGCCTTTGCTTCTATTCCACTTCCAATCAAAATTTAATATATTTTGGCATTGTTCTTTTGATATAAAATCATCTACTGTTAGAATCAGTGGATTAACATTAACAATAGTAAACAAAACTAAAATCCTATATATTTATGTCTTATAAAATTTATATCATACTTACTATAACCTAAATATGAATCTTTATTATTAAAAGGGGTTTTATGTGGATTTAACGAATTCCACTGTAAACCCCACTTTTGTACTAAATAATTAGATTCATTCAAATATCTAGCACTATCAATTTTATACTTTAGGGACATATCTTCTCGCCAAGTTTGACTACCACTTTTTGCATATTCTAGTGTTTCGCCATGGTAGTATGGCAAATCTACAAATGCTTTGTTTATAGGATTATGAACAAATCTTAGTAGATAATCCCAGTCCTCGCAGTATGCTGGGTATAGGTTTTCATCGAATAAACCATATTTGTCTACTACCCAATCTTTGATTAAGAATACATCCCAAGTTCCTAATCCAAATTCTCCACTAGCGCCGTGTACCATACCAATCGTTGCTGATTGTGCTAATGAGTGCATTTTTTCTAAAAAGCCAGATGTAAATGATATATCATGATTAACTATAAGCCAATATCTACTTTGAATATAGCATTTTATAATCATATTCCAAGCAGCAGGGCAACCTATATTTACTGGCAAATGACACACAACTATATTTTTAATATAGTTGTGTCTTTGTCGTAACTCATCTAAATCTTTGGTTATTTGTCCGCGACCATTATTATTAAATATAATAAAAGTATCTACTGGAAAATCTACACTACTAATCAATCGTTTTAACCAATGTACGCCATTAACAATGGCAGTACCCATTACTGGAATACTATCCATTATTGGTTCTTTCTAGTATGGTTAATCCGTTATTATTAGTCCTATGTATTTTAAATCTCCAATGTGGATTAACAATTACAAATTCTATAATTGCTGGAAGTAATCCATTACCACTACCGCCTTCTCCACTTACACCATATGTATGTGTATCATGAAATGCTAAATATTTTTTAGCTTTATTTCCGTGTAATTTTAATTCTTGACTTAGCTGTTCATACGTATGCCAAGTATCTATAAATAATAGGTCTACTTCTGGTATTTCTAACTGTAGAACATCTGCTTTAATATAGTCTACATTTTTGCCTTGCAATTTAGCAATTGTAAATAGATTATTAACTGTTTCATCTAACTCTAGATCATATGCTTTTAAAGATGCATCTGTTGTTAAAAATGCGCGAGTGCTCTGACCATCTCTAGTTCCCATTTCTATAATGGAATTACATAGATGTGCTAAGTCTTTTAATAGTGGTAGATGTTCATTAATGTCTGTTTTATTGTTGCAAGCAGTATAATATTCACGATCTAATATATCGGTTTTAGTCAACTGTAGATTAGGCAATAAATATGCTTTAATGTTACCAAAGTAAAAAATTTCTTGTGGCAATAAATCAAGAGCATATGCTTGTAGTACGGTATCTACTTCTCCTGATGGAGAAATAGTTCCAACAGCAGGCTCTTCATAATGAAGTTTTGCCATTTCTTCGCCATTATATTTGTTACCTTTAATAAAACTAAAACTATCATTATAGTGTGTAAATGATCTGCGTTTAATATCGCGTTTATCTACTCCACCCATCCAGCTGAAATGCCAGCCCATATCTTCTATGCGAACGCCGTCTTGATGTAAATAACTTATAGTAAATGGATTATCTACATTTGAGCGAATCTGTGTTGGTGTAGCTTTTTGTAGATGTTGTTTAGTACACATAAACATACCACCATCCCAACGTTTAGGATTACCATCTACTTTATATACACGCAAATCAGCACGGCCCTCTAAATGAACTAATGGTACTTTTATTATATGATCTGGGTGCATTAAAACAGTATTTCCTAACCAATCTAAATACTTGGGAGCTATAATTTCATCGCTATCGCTTACTAGAAATAGCGTATTATCGCTATATTCATTCAATACTTTTAATAGTGCGTCTTTTTGTAAACGTTCACGAGTTCTAGCTCTAATAGAATCGTGATTTTTATTATTTTCATAACAATTAAATACATCAATTAATTCTACTGGTAAATTTTCGTCACTAGGAATATCTAATTTAATTATTTGTATTTTTTCTCTGGGAAGATTTAATTCTTGTATTCTTTCCTCCAATTTATACTCTAGTGGCAGCCCGCTGTGAGTTTTATTAGATTCGCAAATTATAAATTTATCTACGTAATCTTTTAATACATTAATTCTTAATTGTAATAATTCTCTACCAGTTTGATCAAAATAAGGAAAGAAATCTATAATTTGTTTTTGCATATAACACTCATTTTAGTACTCAATAACAGATTCGAACTGCTGGTCCTTTCGGTGTAAGCGAGGCGCTCTACCATTGAGCTACTATCGCGTGGAGCGGGATATGGGTCTTGAACCCACGACCTTAACTTTGGCAAAGTTACGCTCTACCAACTGAGCTAATCCCGCATTCGAATTAATTCTACTTTTATAAAATTATGTTTGTCTAAAAACCAACGTAAATAATAACGCGGTTTATCTATAAGATTAATATATTCTAGTCGTTCCACTTGTCATCTTCACTGTCACTATCAGTGCTATCATTAGGATGTGTACTAGTAACTACTAGATCAACTCCTATATGACTATCCAATTCATCAATTAATTCTGCTAATAATTTTAGTAATCTGCTGTGATCGTAATGATCTTCGGCATCGCAGTTAAAACTAACTTCTAAGTTATGTGTTGTAAGCTGTAAGTGCATAAAATGCTCCAAGTTGTTGTAGCGGCGGTTGTTTGGTTAATAAGGCCAACCGCCAAAACCCCACCTAGCTTAAGCTGCTAGGGCAAAGACCTCGTCGTTTGCGTTTATTTGATTTGCTAGAATTACGCTCTTCGCCTAGCGAGTTGTCCACTTCAGTACTCTTCACCATGTCGAAACCATGACTGGCCCATCAGAAGCACTCTGGGACGCCGTTTTCGCTCAATGCGGGTAACGACCAAGACCTACATCAGAATGCTTTTGGTGGACCAGGCGGGAATCGAACCCGCGTCCACAATGTTTTTCCTTCTATATCATACAACTATATTTTACATCAATAATTTCTCAACAGAGACCATTGGGTATCTATTATCACGTATATTTATTTCAGTAAAAAAATATATTAGTGTAAGTCTAGCCTCTGGCGTATTAAATTGATCTGCTGTATGAAAATTTGAACCTTCAAATACAAATAATCTATTATATAAGTTTTTAACCAATAAGGTTTCTTCGAACAATTGATTATTTTCATGTAAATAATTAATATCTTCTAAAAAATTATAATCATTTTCAGTAGCTATTTTTTTATAGATAGTTTTCTTTTTTTCAATATTAATAGGTAAATTATATAATTTTTTAGGTTTGTTTAAACTAGTACCTGAATCTAAAACATAATCTTTATTTAAATAAATAATCGCTGTTAATACATTAGGATCAGAATGGGTCCAGCCACTAATATATTTATTATCTATAGATTGAAATTGTGCTATGGCTTTCCATGTACAATCTATTTTTTCAACATTAAAACAGCTTAATATTTTATTTCCTATAAAATTAAATAAATTATAATTTATTTCATGTAATGGTTTACTTCTTTTACCTGGCCAAGCATAGTTTTTATCAATTTCATAATCTAATGTTTTAGAATACTCTACTACTTGATCAGGATCCGATAAAAAATTATCTACTATTAGTGTTGGAAATAAATAATTTTTCATCTATATTACTTTCTTATTTACCTGACGGTACTCGACCCTCAACACCTTCGACAAAGAAGTTGATCTTACCTTTGAATGCATCGTCTCCTACCACATCTTTCTCTAATACAACCTTACCAGTATTGTCTTTGAAGGTCCTATCAAAGACAATACTGGCAGCTAGTGTTGTGTGAATAAATCTGCGTTTTAAAATGGTATTTCTCCCATATGTTTCTGTTTAAAATCTTTTATAGCAGCCTTGATTGCGTCTTCAGCAAGAATCGAGCAATGTATTTTAACTGGGGGGAGTGCAAGATGTTCGGCGATTTCAGTATTTCTAATAGTTCCCGCCTCATCCAACGTCTTACCCTTGACCCATTCCGTAACGAGTGATGAACTTGCGATCGCTGAGCCGCAGCCATACGTTTTGAATTTCGCATCTGTAATAATTCCTTCTTCATTGACCTGGATTTGCAACTTCATTACATCTCCGCAGGCCGGTGCTCCCACCATACCAGTTCCTACTCGTCGAACTTCACGAGCAAATGATCCTACATTGCGAGGGTTCTCATAATGATCTAATACTTTATCTGAATAGGCCACTGTGGTCTCCTATACAGAAAAACTGCTACCACAACCGCATTGAGCACTGGCATTGGGGTTGCGTATGACAAATTGACTGCTGGTTAGATCACGCTTGTAGTCAATTTCAGCGCCTGAAAGCAAGTTCATGCTCATGGCATCTACTAGGACTTGAACTCCGTCCGGAGCATCGATAACAAAGTCATCAGCAGCGGTGCCGTCATCTTCAAAAGTAAAAGCATAGGTAAATCCCGAACAACCACCACCTCGCACAAAAACACGTAGTGGACTCGAAGTATTTTCTTCAGTTTGTACTTGACGAATTTGTCTTGCGGCTGACTCAGTCACAGTGATCATATTACCCTCCATGTTCTATATAATTACTGATATAAGTTTCGAGTAGTTCCAACTCACGAGTACTAAGAAACATTTCCAACTTGGTATAAGGTTGGTCGGGCATCTTGGCCTCAGCATATAGTGTTTCAAACTTTACATAGTGATCTAAAACTTTTTGCGAATATGCCACTAATTCTCCTACATGGTTTTTACAATTTCTTGAATACGTTCTTCTAAGACACCGATAGCAGTATTATAATGTCCACCATCATGATCCATAGATTTGTACTTCTTTTTTAGTCGCTCTACCTCACGAGTAAGCACATCAATCTTAATGTGATCATCAGGATTTTGTCCACTATAAATACTATTGTGTACGGCTAAGTAGCCTGCACACTGTGCTTGTAGATAGCTGCTTTCATCAAATCCAAATACTTGATAGAGAATATAGCGATAACTACCTTGCTGCTCAATCTCGCCACGATAGATTCTACGACTCACAGCGCAAAAAGCATCAAGCTGTTGCTCTTTGGTTAGTGAATTCCAGTACTGTTCACTCTTATCTTCAAATTCTTTGATCATTTGATCAAAAACTTCACTAGTTTTGTCAAGGTTTTCTAGTAGTTCACTACTCATGACGTAATTTTTCCTTGCTGTGCTATTGACTCAAAACAATCCCACAATTTATTAAATTTTAACTCATAAATAGTTTCTAAGCCAAGTAAATAATTTGCGATCTTGTCACGAGTATATGTATCATCTTCTAGTACTTTTTCGTAAAGATGTTTAATCT